GTGCCATCTGTTTTCCGACGGCAGAGTTTACCATTTTCTGACTCTCTTTTACTCGCATTTTATACGAATCAGAGTCAGGTTTGTAATAGGCTTCCCACGGGTCGAACGAACCTTCGTCAAGCTTTGGTTCATTCTTTTTAGTCGAAGCTCCTTGTTCTCCAGTTAGTTTATTTTTCATTGCCGCTAGAACGTCTGGTCTGTTTTTCAACATTTCACCAAGTTTTCTGTACTGTCCGACTTCACCTTCAAGTCTCCTGTAATCAGCATCACGCTTGTCATACATTGATTGAAACTTTTTGGTTTCCTCTTTCCAGTCTGCAGATTGTTCTCCTTGCGGCTCATCCTGTGAAATAGACTCTCCTGGAGCCTGTGCTTCGGTTTGCTGTAGGTCTTCCATTAGTTACCTCCTTGTGATTTTTTCTATTATTGACTACACACTTTCGTATGTTCAAAGAAACAGAACCACTGATATTAAGTAGCCTCAGCGCCATCTCAGGCACCCTTCTCTTCAGCCATTGCTTTTCTTTGTATTTTGACTTCTTCACGTGCAATTGCTTTGCTAATTGCTGTCTCAAGTTTGTTAACACTAGCTTTTTCTTTGTAACGGGAACTCTTTTCAATCTCATTAAGATCTCCCTTGAACTTCTCCAGTTCGGCCTTTTTCCTAGCATGAAGCATTTCACGCTCTGCGGTTTGTAGATCGCCCTGAAGTTTCTTAATCTGCCCTTGAGCACCTTGCAACTGACCTTGCAACTGCGCAATCAGTCCTTTGCGTTTAAGAACGCCTTCTTTGTCGAAGATCTCTGTCTTCTTTAAGACCTCGACATCATCAACCAGATTCAACTTGTAGGCTTCAAGATACATATTATATTCCTGCATCCTGTTGCTTGGCATTGTTGAACCCGATATTATCCGAACGTCATGTTGACCGATAGTAATATCGTTCTCTATTGACATTAATTCTTGTCGTTTATCATCATACAATTTATTATTAACTGTAAACTCAGTTAAATCATTGTTTGGTTGTACAATCCTAAATGTTTTACTGTATGTATAATGTCCCTTTGCATAATTGTATATCACAATTCCTAATCTTGTTAAACTTCCCTCTATATCCCTAAGTTTAGATTTTCCTCTGCTTTCACCCATTTCAGAAAGCATTGCAGTACCACGAACTGTTTCTGGTGCGGCTTCCTTGAATCCCTGCATTAATTCAGGAATTCCAAAATTTAAATCTATATAATGCTCAACACGGTCTATAAGATGATAGAACTCACCTGCAAGAGGCTGTGGTGCTGGAAAGTGTGGTTCACCAAATTCTGGATTATATGATATAACAGCATTTGGATTAGCCCAATCACGCTCTATCTGTCCTATATCATCAACACTTCCTTCTGGGACAAGTAACTTAAGTCCTGCAGATGCCTGTGCGTGCGATAGTGTTAAGCTGAATAACTTATTTAGTAATCTCTGTGAATCCTTTACTTTTGAAACATCTGATTTTGGATATGGTGTGTTTGTCCAAATGTTAGGGACTGGTATTATAGGGTAAGCATTAGTGTTTAGGACTCGCTCGTAGAGGACGTAGCTTCCTACAGAACAAGTAACTTGTATTCTTGTCTGTTGTACTTCTAGGGATTGTACCAGTCCCTTTTCAAAAGCTTCAGCATTTTCTTGTGCTATTTTTTCAAACTGTTCAATTGTAACAATTTTTTCAGCACCTGTTCTTGTATCAAAGATTCTGTAATAAGGTACCTTTATTTTTTCAAAATGTTCTAATATCCTGTATTTGTCATCACCCATATAGTCTTTATCTTTAACTATGTCTGGTGTAAAAGATGCTGACATATTCTTTTTAGATGAAGTTGGATAATCCTCTTCATCGGTCATAGTTTCTATTTCATCTATATATTCTATTAGGGAGGGATATAGATCGAGCAGTTGTGGTTTTGTTAATATAGTGGAAAGTAACAGTCCTGATGCATCGTCAAGATATCTGTCTCGTGACGCAGGGTCTACATAAACCCTAAATGGATCAAGATATGTAAACTTTACCTCTCCTCGTCCGTAATCTGCTTCTGGATCTATATATACATAAAAATAGCCTAACCCAGCAACAGCGTAATCATGTACCGCTTGTTTAAAATGAGTCGAGCCGTCTGATACATCCCAGACATATTCCATTATAGTTCGCCACACTGCAGCTAGGCGACTGTCTGAGTCTTCCCTCCCTACTGCTAAAAATCTTGGAGATCTTGAAGTAAGTAAAGATTTAAGTTTATCTACAGCAGCATAAACTCTGTCTATAACAAAGTCTGCCTGACCGACAGATCTTAAGGCATCTGATTCAGCTTCAGTATAATGATTCCCTAATACGAAGTCTATATTATAACGTGCTTAAGTATCCCAATCAGTACTTGCATCTCTCCATCTGCGCCAGAGTTCTCTGGATCTTTCGGTTTTATCTTTCTGTTCGTCTATGTCGTATTGAGCCAATATAATTCCCTAATGTATATAATATAAGCCAAAATGGCAGATTTGTCAACTCTTTTTTTTATTTTTTTTAAATATTCTATTATATTTCTTTTCCCACTCTGATATTTCTATACCTCTTCTTGGCTTATCTCCCTTGCCAGCTGATGACTTATTTGAGAATATTGTCTTTTCTTTTTCTTTCATGACTTTTGACCAGTCATCCAGCTTATTGCTCTTTTCTTTACTTTTTTAATAAGTCTATTATCTACATTTTCTTCAAAGTCTTTTACATCAAATTTTCTGCTGAGAGGTGTTCTTGCACTTGAACACGCATACCAAAGGCCATCAAGAAGATCATCGTTCTTTCCCTTAGGAAATTGGAACATTTCATCTACAAGTTCTGTATGTGTCTTTTTAATATGTAATTTCTTTCTGTTTACTATAGGACAGAGTAATGCTTCCAGTCTATCCTCCTTCTTAATCCTCGTTGGTGGTCTTTTGCCTCTAATAACACCAGGCATCATTTTTCTATCTTTTGCTGATAGTTCCATTACTGCGTCTTTTATAACTCCTTGAGCTCCTACTTCTTCAAGTGTTGCTCTTTTTACTGGTTGATATTCCTTTGCGTATTTAAGTATAACCCCTGGCATTTCGTATAATGGAGAATGTTCCCTGTAATAATCAAGTATATAATAATTCTTATCGCTATCAATGCCCATAACCATTATAACCTGATAGTCGCTTCTTTCAGTAGCGCCGTAGGCAAGATCAACTCCTATATATACATAGATGGGAATTGCGTCTTCTTTTGTCAATAAATATGCAAATCCATTACGTTCAACAAATTCTCCTTTATAATAGTTTAATCTATCTGTTTTGAACTTTATGTTCTCAAGATCACGTGCTTCGTTGAGATATTCCTGTGCAAACTTATGCACAAGTCCCATATCTTGAAATCTGCTTCTAATGTCAAGAAGTTTTTCTTTTGAGAAATATGATGGCCATAACGGAATATCCTCTACAAGAGCTTTTTCATACATTACATTCCAGGCATATTTGCGCTTTCCTCTCTTTGCTTCTTCGTATCCATCATAAACACTTTGTAAAAATGAATCATAATGGACTATAGTGCCTATAAGCCATACCGCACCTTCGTTTCCCTTAGATTCTTCAAGTGCTGGTTCTACTGTTGACATTACCCATTCTTTGATTTCTCTTCTTCGATCACTTGTTTTTGTATTAAGTTCAGATTCGAAGTCATCAAGTATGATCTTGGTATATCTGAGTCCAATCTGTGAACGCCCACGAAGTCTTTGATTGGTTCCTTTTGCTATTACCCTGTCACCTTTGGAGGTTGTAAATTCTTTTTCTGTCCACTTTGGACCCATAAGGTCTCCAAAATAGTAATTAAGTGCAGGGTTGTTCTCTATGTGTGACTGAATATACTTTATATGGTCAATTGCCTGAGATTGCTCTTCAGCTACCCAAGCCATGAATTCTTTCTTTCCACTTGGATTAAAGTATAATTTATGTAATAGGGCTGTTTTTGCTAATGTGGACTTGGCATGTCCACGAGGAAGGATAATACACACACGACGCTTGGAAGGATCTAAAAGAAGGTTACTAAGTCTATACTGATAAGGTGCAGGTACACTTTTCATAAAGTCTTCAGGCAGGAACATCTGACCAAATGTAACTATATCTCGCCTTGCTAGTTCAAGTGCTTTTTCTTTTTCTTTTAATCCAGAAGAATTTACGTTAATAGTCTACATTCTCCCAATCATTATCTTTAATTTTTTCATATACTCCAGTGTCCTGTGTTATCACTGGACCAGCAACATACATCCATGCATCTATCCCTGTGCCATCTGGAAGGTCTATAGTTACATTTTCTCTTTTATACAGTCCAC